CTTTTGACATATCGTATCGGTCTGCAAAATACCCCTCAATTGAGAACCCTTTGACCTCTCCGCTTTTTGCTTTCTCGTACAATTTGTCATCGTCAATTTTCATTGACACCATCCAAGTGCCTTCAGGTACATTTAATCCGTAGTGTCTTGATTTGTCTTGCTCCCCTTCCACGATCCAGGACTCCACAATAGTTGTTCCCTTGATAGGTTGTTTATGCTCATAGGTTGCATTCTGATGGTTTGAACGCTTAAAGAATAACTCCGAAGCTTTTCGTACCGTATCCTTGCTAAAGTATATGTAATACTCATCGCCTGTCTTATCGTTTTTACGGTAGATTTGTTTGTTAGGAATTAAGGCAGCTCCCATAAGCAACCGCTTTTCCTTATCTACTTCGGCAAGCATTACCTCTTGCTTATTCAATGCAATAAAGTTCTCCTCTATCGCTGGTGTTTCGACAAGGCTAACCGCTTCTATTCCGCTGTTCTCGTCTTTCTCGTCAATGATTAATTCTACAATTCTCATTTTTTCTATTTATTAATTTACAATGTTGCGTTTTGTACTCTGTTTCTATCTAAAGCTTGTGCCGTTGTAACCTCTCCGCTGACCACAAAGGCTTGCGTAGGTTGTTGCTGTAATTGTGCGAGTTGATTTACACCGCTGTCTCCGACTACATTAAATTGTGGTGCTTGCGCTCCTCCTCCGCTTGGAGCAAAGTCTGCGCCTCCTCCATCAGTTCCTCCTCCGCTTTCAAATCTTTGTTGGCTAATTTTCTTGATGTTTAGCAATCCAGCCGATACCGCTGCCGCTGCTGCTATACCTCCTAATACAGGGCCAACAACAGGAATGCTTGCTTGACTCTTATAAGCGGCTATTGCGCTTGAAAATGTGTCTACGGTTGCTTGCGCTATGTTTGCAGCTTTCTGCACCTTAAACGCTTTCTTTTGTTGCTTCTTAGATTCTCCAGCAAATAACTCAGCAAGGTTTGCAAGAGTAGAAAAGGTATCGCTTGCGGCATTTACTGCAAGTTCTCTTTTTCTGTCTGAGCTTAAGGCTTCGAGTTCTTCTAATTTTTTGTTTTTTTGTTTGGTAATAATGATTTCATCATCCATTTGCTTTTTTAAAGCATTAAGGTGCATTTGCCCTGTTTCGTTTACCAATTTATCTAATCGCTTAACTTGGAATTCATCCTCTGCCTTTACCTCCTCTTGTCTAAATTTATTTCTTATGTCATTCTCAGCCTCTTGCTGTTGAAATAAAAATATCTCTGTTATTCGCTTTCTTTCTTTGGCAGTTAATTCCGTGTTTTTCTTAGTGTCTTCAATCAGGCGGTCAAACTTAAGTTTATTCATTGCAAGCTCTTTCTGCATGCCCTCTTCCATAATCTCAATCTCAAGGTCTTGAATCTGCCTTGCTGCTTTTATTCTATCTGAAACATATTTGCGATAGTTTTCTGCTTGTTCTTCAAGTCTTAACTTTTCTTCTGCTGCTCTTTCCTTTGCTTCTTGCTCTAATTTTGCTGCTGCGTCTTTTTCTTCCTCCTTGCGCTTTAATTCCTCATCATGTCTTTTTTTACGTTTCGCTGCAAGTTCTTGCTCTGCAAAATCCGTCAATCCTAAAAAGTCGGTAATTGACTTGAGCTTGTTTATTGCTAAATCTATGGCATCCGTAAACACGGCAAAGTATCCGATAATTCCAATAAGAGCTGTTGCCAATAAAGCAAGAGGGTTTGCTTTTACAATAAGATTAAAAGCCTTTGTTGCCTTGCTTGCTAATCCGATGCTTTTAGAATAATCTAAAACACCTTGAACACCTTGCTGCAAGGCTAAAGCTGATTGAACTTTTAGAAGCGTTTCTTCTAAAACTTCGGATTCGGATCCAACTAATCCCATTACACCTTGAACCGCAGCAAAGCCACTTGTCGCTCCTGTTAATGCGCCTCCAAGTTTTTGGCTTAATGTTGTCGCTGCTGCATCAACTGCAAGGTCAGTTTGGATTTGTACTTTTCTGTAATTACCTACGCTCTTTAAAAGGTCTTGATATTCTTTTGAAGTTGTATCTCCAGCAAGAGCAAGTTCATAAAGACGGTCTTCCGCCTCTCCCATTCTTGTGGTAAGCGGTTGTAACTCTCCGTAAACATCCTCAAAAGTTGCATCTAATCTATCTGCGCTGTCGGCAGCTTTGTTTGTTGCTTTGCTTAAATTCTCAAAATCCTTTGCTGTATCTCCAGCATTGTTTTTGATGTCTATGTCTATAGTTCTTTTTTGAGCCATTGGATATGTTGTTTATTCTTTGTCTTTAAAATCTGCATTCTCTTTTTTTGCTTGAATATTCCTTTTATCCCTTTCTCTAAATTGTATAAGCCTTTTGCTACCTGAATGTCATGGTTGCCATCGTAGAAATCGTCTATTTGTAATAAGTCTATTATGTTCTTAAGCATTATGGTTGTTGTTGTATTTGTATTTGGTTCGCTGTTGTAGTGCCATCTGCATAAGTGTAAGTGACCGTCAATATGTAAATAGCATCCTCTCCTTGTTCCGTTCTCAATTGGAAGAAATTCTCGGAGTTGATATTCTTGGTTGCGTCTTCGGTTACTATCATTTTTAACAAATCAGTATTCGCTGGAATGCATACGTTGACCGAACCGTCTGCGGTTAGACTGCTTGGCGTTATAGTTACCCCTGTCGCTGTTGTTGTGATAGCTGCGCTTACTGCGCCATTCGGGAGCAATACCCTTACATCAATACATTGAGCACCATCCGATGGCTCTATTGGATCAATTGGCTTGTTTACTCCGTCGCTTATAACATCCCTAAAATCATTCAGTAAAGTAAAATCAACATCCCCTGTTGTAAGGTTTGATTTCATGTCGTTAATCATGTAACGCTTGTCTCTAATTATGAGCCTGTCATTTAATTCAAGATTTGTAAGTAAGCTTACAGGCAGATTCGTCTTTACCTTTGTTTCTCTGTTCTTTAGATTGTATAGATTGCTTAAATACCCTGAGTAATATGTTGAGAACAAAGTATTTGGCACAACTGCATTTAATAAGGTGCTAATATCTGCATTGAAATTAAGCGTAAAATTAATATTTGCTTCCAGTACATCTTGACCGAATGGCATATAAACCGTTTGGCTTGTGCTTCCTCCGTTGTTGAATTTATAGTCCGCTGATAATTGGTCATACATGTACAAAATCATTGGCTTTGGCGTATAGGCATTTCCGCTTGTGTCTATGGTTTCGCCTATTTGCAGATTTGTATCCGTAAATTTTTGCATCATCATATTCTCAAAAGGCAGTTCCACCTTAAACTCTCCTCCGTCATAATCAAAAAGCTCATCCGTATTTCCGTATTCTCGGTTTGTCAAGTCTTTGAATATCTTGTTTGTTGCGCTCTCGCTTTCTTGATAATTAAATAAGATGTTTTTAAACAGCTTGATCCTTTCAACTTGGATGCTTTTTATATCCGTGTATTGGGTAATATCCACTAAAGCGCCTTTTGCATACCAATCGTCTAAAGGCTCAATCTGATATATATCGCTTGCCAATGGATAGCAAGTCAAATTGAACATCTTTAGCATTCCGCTGAAAAACGATTCAACGGTCATATCAGGCACATAATTAAGCACGCTAATTTCAGCAGATATATTGTAAGCTGCTTGAGCTTGGAATACGTTGCGTAATGTGTTTACCGTATCTATTTCCAAAACCTCAAATGCAAATTTGCTTCTTTGTACATATTCAACAAAAAAGTCTAATGTCATGCCGACCGTTGTCCTTACAAAAAATTGATACGTTCTTGATGTATTGAGTTGACTGTTTGGAATATTTAAGCCTTGAATATTTCCGCCTCCTGTGCCTTCTAATGTTTGAACAAGTTGTCCGTCTTGATATACGTCAATGTAATATATCGCGCTCGCATCGCTTACATTCTGCACGTTAAAATTAATTCTATGTTGAGTTAGAATAAAAACTCCAACTCCTGAAGCTGGTTGGTCAGGGAAAGTTGTTTCAGGATTATATTGGCTTATAGTAAGCGTATCATTTGCAATGCTAAAGAAATCACTTGCCGCTAAACTTGTGTTATTGTTCTGAGACGACGTTGTCAATGCTGTGATGTCAGCAAGTGTTGGAGGAGTATTAAATACAAATTCATTCGCGTTTTTGCAATATAGAAAAGCATTCGTAAATCTTTTAGCTCCTAAAAAAGTACCTTGAAAGGCAACTCCGTACTTGGATGTTATTGCTGCAAGAATGCTAATCAGTTTTATTGCTGGGAATAATTCGTTAAACCTTACTTCGCCATCGGTTGTATTAATGTCATTATCTCCACCATCTCCATAAGTTACATTTCGGCTAAATATTAAAGGATACCTAACTTTGTGATCCGTAGCCGCATCTGTTATTCTTGTCAATACCTCCGCGCCACTATAAGTATGCGCCAAGCTATTTAGGAATGTTAAGCCTTCGAGTTTATCCTTTCCAAATTTGTCTTTTAAGCTTGTAAGGTTTCCGTAAAAGGTTACTTGATAGCTGTAAGGCTCATTGTCTTTTACTTCGCTTTTCTCTAAGGATATTTGCCCTTCTCTAAACGTAGTCAAATCAATTTCAATGAATGCGCTCCTCCGAATGTTTTGGTCTAAGGTTTGGCTTACGTCATTCTGATAAAAATGGTTAAATATTGAGCTGTTGTTTGGAGTTGCTGGAACGCTAAACGATTGCGAGAAGTCTGTAAATACCTTGCTAATATCTTGCACGTTTTGTTGCGTGCTTTGAACGCTGATTTGCTCGTCATCAAACAAGTCAAGTTTCTGCCCTTCAATATATACTGAAACTCCTCTCATTAGGTTACGTTGTTTATAAGGTCAAATGCAAATTCAAAGTCAAGCGTATAATTCATTGTACCGTCATTCAATCCTGTTTGTTTTACTAAGGATTGTGTTTTTACTTTGGCTGGAAAAGCGTTTGTGTTTCTATTGTAATCTAAAACCGTCACATGCTCGCTCAACATCAATTGTTGAATGTACTCGGCATAACCATCGTTCACAAAACCGCTGTTTAATTTTATTGATTCGTTTCCTGTTCTATTAAACTGCTTTATCTGACCACCATCGCCTGTTGCGCTATATGGTAAAGTCTGAGGATTAAATTTATACTCGTTGCTTTTTACCGCTGTTGTTTTTTGGTTTACTTTAAAGAAGAACATTCTTGACCATGATCCGTATTTATTTACAAAGTCAACAACTATTGGACTATACTTCGGCTCACATACAGGCTTGAAAGTTCCTGTCCAAACAACATTTGAGCTTGCGTTTAGCATTTCAACCTTATTGCCATGCGCAAGGTTTCCTGTATATACCCTTCCGAATACTTTCATGCCAGCTGCGCTTATTGTTATTTCATGAGTTGCGCCTGTGCTTAGATTTGTGTATCTTATCTTTTCGCCTACCGCTACCTCGGCATCAAAGCTTCCAGCAAGCGCATTTCTTTGCGTTGTGCTGAATGAACTATCATAGTGATATAGATATGTACCCTCATCAAGGAACACGTTCTCATGCGCTCTATTCTGCCCTTCCATATATTCGGAGTATCCGTTTACAAATTGCCCTGTTTCCGTTCCAGCAGATGACTCAGTCCCTCCAATAGTTTTGAATTTTTCTATGTGATAATTGACTACAAAGTTTGTGCTTGTCGCTGTATCAAAAAAGTTTGCTGTATCATAATCATAAGAACCAAATGTAAAATATTCTCGAACGTATGGCGCAATATTGTAATAGGTGTTTACATTGTTTGAGGCTGGTATCTTTTTGCTCAACGTATATTGTGGCGATGCTGGTTGACTGCCTGTTGTCCATAGGTACAATTTAACCTTAGTTTCTGTTTGAGTTGCTACGGATATCTCAACGATGTATGGCGACCTTGCTAATTTAATACTCATTTGCTTAATCTTTTAAAATTCTCACTTGTTATTTGGTTGAATAGGTTTTCTATATCAAGACCGTATTTTTCTACTAATTCATCAGGCAACCTTTTGAAATACTTCTCAAATGGCTTTGTAAAAAACAACGTAGGTTTTATTCCTTTGTTAAATATGCTTCGAGCTATCAAAAAATTAAGGCTCTTTCTCTTTATAAATTTGCCTTGCTTATCTCTTGGCGCTATGCCTTTTCTTACTGTCCATTTATCAAATGCTTTGGAGGGAGGCATCTTATTCGTGTATTTGTAGCCATCTAAACTCTTACCGCTTTTTTTACCTTGCACTCCGCGATCCTGATAGAAACCATAATCCTCCATCTCAAAACTTATCTGCACGGAGTTCTTAGATTCCTTGACATAAGACTTTAAACTATCTCTAAGCTTACCGCTTGTGTTTTGACTGGATAGATTGCTCTTAGCCTCTCGGATTACATTATCTCGAAAGTCATTCAACAGCTCTTGTATGTTTTCAAACTTAGCCATTAGCAGATAGTCATGTCATTAGGAATTAATATGTCGCAAGTCATTGTGAAGCCGCCGAGCTTGTTTTCAAAGCGCTCAGTAAAAGGCTCACAAGTTACGTTGCCATCTACTTGGAATTTATCGCTATATAAATCGCCTCTCCTTAAAAGTTCGTAGCATCTATTCTGAACAGCAAGCATTGTATTAAGTACCCAAAGCTCGTTATCATTGCCATCAAATTTATTTGGGATTTCGTCTTTTGATATGTCTGT